AAGCCCCGACAAAGCAATTCAGTATTTGATCGACACCGCACCCTTGTACGCCCAAGCGAAGTCAGAGCGCCTGTACTTGGAGGAGTTCCGCAAGTCCAAGAAGGCTCACCTGATGAGCCAGGCAGGGACTGAAGTTCTAGGTAAACAAGAAACCTTTGCCTATGCCCATGAGGAGTACATCGAAGTGTTAGAGGGCATAAGAGCTGCTGTAGAGAAGGAAGAGAAGTATCGGTGGTTGATGACCGCTGCCCAAGCAAGGATCGAGGTCTGGAGGACCAATCAGTACTCAGCCAGAATGGAAGTCAGGGCAACCCAATGAACAACAAGCTGAACGCAAAGGAAAGACTTCACCTGGCATTGGTCAAGTCACTTCCCTGTTCAGTATGTGATGCGTCAGGACCATCAGAAGCTCACCACTATAAGCAGGGTCTTCAGTACACCTGCATAGCCCTATGCAAAGACTGCCACACAAATCCAACCCTAGGATGGCATGGGCAAAGACGTATGTGGCACATAAAAAAGATGGATCAGATTGAAGCCCTCAACATCACAATTATGAGACTTGTAAATTTTAAGACTCAAAATGAAAATGCTTTCTAATTCCTAAACTTTCAAAAACTTTGAGTTTCCAAAAATTGGTTAACTTGACTTCCTAAAAGGTAAAGTCCATTTTTTCCAAAAAACACCCATTTTTAGGGAAAACCCTGCGTTAGTAAGCACTCACTTCGCAAAAAATGTAAGTTAGCACTCACTTCACAAAACCAGGTTAGTTAGCATACACTTACTTAGCAGCTCAAAGCAATACCTGAGACAAGCTTTAAAACCCGATTTAAACCTGTTATAAAGGCTTTTTAAGCCTACTTTTACGATTCCCTATGGTAGGTATGCACCAGCTAGAAAAAATGGCTTAAATCAACGATTCCATGATGTAAGCACTCACTTCATTAAGAAACCCAAAGAAAGGGGCTAAAAACCCCTTTTTGTGGATCACCTACTCAGAGAGAGGGCAACAATTGCCAAAACTGAGATGGTGAGATGCATAAAGGCTTTGAATCAGGATCTTCCAAAGACTGAACCCAATATGCACAATTTTCTTCGCCAATGACCTCGTAAAGATCTGATGCATCCAAGAGGATCACGCCAATAGCGCCTTTCATTTTTCCGATTCCATTGTGATCCATTTTATTTGCTTTCTAGATATTGATGGAGTTCCGGATTTTTTAGCTTCAATTCCATGATGATGTAATTCCATATAACACTCTCAAAATTTTCGATAGAGCTGCCCTCAAAATACCATTTCCCAAGATCTCTATGCTCTACCCCAATGACATCTTGAATGTGATTACAAGCTACATCAATGGATTCTTTGACTAAGTTGTTGACCTCTTCTTCGGTCATAAAATGCCAGGTCTTCATTTGTTAACTCCTTTAAAATTGTTGATAGACAAAACTACCTGAATCGGTAATGCCAATAAAAATGCAACTACTTAAAAGATAATTCTCAAGATATTTAATCATCTCATCTTGATTCATTCCATCAATATCTTTTTCAAGACTATAACTATGCACAATTTCATGTGGATATTGCTCTACATATTCACAACAAATACCAATTGGATCAAATTCAATTTCAATGCCAATATCTCTTTCATAATCTTCAAAGTATTCGAACATCATGATTAATGCATCTCTTGAAAAGTTATCAGGACGCAATTTATCAAATGCATTAATAAAGTCGTGACAATTAATTGATTGTTTCATGGTGACTCCTATTAAGAATTTTTGGCGATAAGGTTGAAAGACTTAAAATAATCATTGGCTGCCCGATAAGTATCGGTCATGACCTTATCGATCAACTCGCCTCTTTTATAAAGCTTGACAACATAATAGCCACTTGGAAATGTGCGCTCAAATGTTGTGTAATTTCCATTTTTTTGCTCTTTGATTTTCATATTCACGCCTTTTATTAAATTGTTAATTAATTGCTAATTGATCGCCAAATGTTTCATTGACTAATTTGTTGACTTCTTCTTTTGGCATATCTTCCAAAAACCGAACCATCGTGGACGATGTGCAATGTCCATATCGTTTAGGATCACGATCACAAGCCCATCTAGGCCATTTAGAGCGCAAAATAGCTTCGGTTTCTAGTTCAGTATATCCAAGATTTAAAAGGGCTTGTATGACGGCGGCCCAATTCCTAAACCTATCGGATGAATACGCATCAGAAGTGGAGAACGCCAAAGATTTTGCTTCAATTGATATTTTCATATTGCCTCCACTTCATAACTCAGATCCTTAGAAACTACCTCATAACCTAAACCCTTAATTTGCTTAATAGCATCATAAGAAAGGGTTTTAGTTTTGGTAAGCTTTGCAAAGGTTTTAGCCTTGTCGCATATTGGATAGAAAAGAAATCCTCCATATGCCTTGTCTATTTGGATAGTGATGGTTAGTTTTTCCATGATTAACGCCTTTAAAAAGAAAAGAAAAGATTATTTTGTGAGAATGTCAAAGTAAGCCAACAAGCCTACACAAAGGGCTAAACCCAAAGCTAGGGCAGCTAGGATGTCTTTGTAGTTATCGTTCATGCTTTTGCTCCTTTAATGGTTTGCATTCCTTTGTAATCGTGAATGTAGTCAGCAAGATCTACACAAACCCAAGAAACAACTGATTCAGCCTCTGAGTAGGTATCCCAAAGATTATTGCCATGCATATCGTATAAATAATCCCCATTTGGTTTTTCTACCATAAAGCCATCGTGCGTTTTAATAATTGTGACTTTCATTATGTTTACCCCTTTAAGTAGAAAGAAAGCAAGCCAATGCAAATGATTACTTGCAAGCCAATGATGGTTATTAGATCGAGGATGTCTTTTTTGTTCATGCTTTGCCCCTTAAACAATGAATTCAGGATTACTAGTCACGCCATGTTCAATGGCAATAGCCATAATTTCATTTTGGGACTTGGAAGATCTAGCCGAACGAATGAGGGTAGATAGGGATCTAGCGAGATAGTCTTTACCTAGACCAGCTTCACTATATTGAATGGACTTTGCCACTTCTTTAGATTCAGATTTTGTCATTGTGTTTACGCCTATTGAGTTGATGAATGAGAGGGCTAAAAATCTACCCTCTCACATATATAGCACGGAAGAATCGTGCCAACTCTCGTAAGTTGTTGATTCCATTGACTGCTCCAAAACCCTATAAGTAGAAACCCTTAGAACCTGAGTATTCAGTTTGATTTTGTAGCTACAATTGGAAAAGAAAAGAAAGGGTCAACCCATAACAAGGGCAGCTAGACAAGTAAGGGATAGTAAAGGAGATCAGAGAGGATATATAAGGGCTAGGACAAGAGATAGGGTAAGGATGGACATAGACTAAGTAGAAGATGGAGAAACCTTTTAGACCTCGATCTATCCACATCTATTGCGCCCATGAGACAAACTATGCATTTCTTGCATAACCTTTGTAAATGAGACGCACTCGCATTCATAAGTTAGTTGGTACCTACTAACCTGGTCTAAGTTAGTTGGCACTCACTAACATTTGGCGAAGTGAGCACTCACTAACGTAGGGTTTACCCCCCCTAGAGCAAAAGTGGGGGGGGCGCTGTGGCAGGGGACACAAACACATATCGGTATAGCATTTGAGCTATAGACCCCCCCCTACGTTGTTTGCGTACACATATAACCCTCCAAAAAATTTTTTTATAGTTTAGAATTTGTATCCATTAAATCAAGGAGAAGATATGGCAGGATTTCCTATGAGGAGAGCGTTAGAGAAGAAGATAGAAGAGCTTGGGGGGATAGAGTTCGTTACAGCTCACATTAGCCAAGGAATGACCATAGGACGCTTGGCAGAGTTCATAGAGTGTTCTAGGCCCATGCTTTCTTTCTGGATTAACCATACTGATGAGCGTAGGGATGCGGTACTTGCTGCTCGTAAGCTAAAGGCTGAGAAACTGGCAGAAGAAGCTTTAGACATTGCTGACCAAGCAGATGAGACAAGTAATAGTGGAGTTAACAAAGCCAGACTCCAAGTTGACACCCGTAAGTGGATGGCCTCTAAGCTTGACCCTGAGAACTATGGAGACACCGCTAAGACTCAAGTCAATATCTCTTTGGGTGATCTGCATCTCCAAGCCCTTAAGCACATGGGTAAGGCTGATGTAATATTGGAAAACAATGGCACATAACCCGTTTATCCAGTTCATAACTCTTTACAGGAATGACCCAAACCTGTTCGTTAAAGAGGTTCTAGGAGTAGAGCCTGATGATTGGCAACAAGACTTTTTAAACGCTGTGGCCTCTGGTGAGCGAAAGATCTCTATTCGTTCTGGCCACGGGGTGGGTAAATCTACTACCGCTTCTTGGGCAATGCTTTGGTTCTTGTTAACCAGATATCCCGTCAAAGTAGTGGTGACTGCCCCTACTTCTGCCCAACTGTATGACGCTTTGTTTGCCGAGCTAAAAAGGTGGGTCAAAGAACTACCTCAACCTATCCAAGACCTACTCGATGTCAAACAAGAGAGGATAGAACTAAAGGCTTCCGCTACTGAGGCATTTATCTCTGCTAGGACTTCTCGTGCTGAACAACCCGAAGCCCTTCAAGGTGTCCACTCTGAGAACGTCATGTTGGTTGCAGATGAGGCTTCTGGTGTCCCAGAGGCAGTATTCGAGGCCGCTGCTGGTTCTATGTCAGGCCATAACGCTTTGACCATCCTACTTGGGAACCCTGTTAGGTCTTCTGGCTTCTTCTTTGACACCCATAATCGGCTGAAAGATGAGTGGTGGACAAAGAGAGTATCCTGTATTGACTCTACTAGGGTGAGTAAAGAGTACGTAGAAGACATGAAATCCCGCTATGGCGAGGAATCTAATGCTTATCGGATCAGGGTTCTGGGTGAGTTTCCACGTAGTGATGATGACACGATTATTCCTATGGAACTACTTGAGTCTGCTAAACACAGGGATACAAGAGCTTATGAAGATGCTCCGATCATTTGGGGACTCGATGTG